TGCATCCATCTCTGGGAACTTTTGCTCTTCATTATAAACTTGAGTAATATTAGCTATTGAAGCTAATGGAATACCTAAGTATAACGTAGTAGATGCATTAGATAATGTGAATTGGGAGTGATTATATGAAAAAAATAATAAATAAAATTAAGAAATTTATTAAAAAATTTGATATTACAGATTTAATGATATTAGGAGGTTTTTTTCTAATTTTTAAAGCCATTTTTAATATTAGTGTTAACTTAGGGCTTATATTGTTAGGAATAACATTTATAATAGTAGCTTTACTAGTACACAAAGCAAAAATATCACAAGTCAAGAAAAATACTTTTAAGGAGGATACTTCTAACTAGAAAGGATGTGAGAAAGTGATCCTAAAAAATTTATTTAACCATGAAGGGAAAGAATACACATATAATGAAGCTGTTGAAAAGTTCAGCTGGAGAGGTATAAATAAAAATAATTTAACAAGTGAGGAGTACTTAAGAGAATCTACTTACCTTAAATGTATTAATTACACAGCTAATAAGATTGCTAGTTTGAGTTTTAGCGTTAAGTATCATGATGATAAAAAGGGTGATAGGATAGCTAAAGAGTTTAGGTATAACAATAAATTTTTAAGACCGAATGAGGGAATGAATTTTGTTAATATGATTAGAGCTTTAGTTACTATTGGAGAGCATGAGGGGGTTAGTTGCCTATATGCTTGCCCAGCAACAGGAAACCTTTATCCTTGTAGAATAAATCAATTTTTCATAGATGATGCTGGATTAATAGACAGCATGAAAGGGATTCCCGTAGCTTTAGAAATAGTTTGTAATGATAAAACAAAGATAGTGCCAGAGGAACATTGTATTATGTATTTTGGAGGAATTACAACTGATGGAATAACAGCTAAGCCTATTAGAAAGTATATGGAGTTATCTATGAGAACAAATTTAAAGGGGCAAGAGATATTAGCTGATTTGTTTAATAATGGTCTAACTTCTAAGGCTTTAATTCAGTTAACTAGTGATATAAAAGAGGAAAAAGAGCTTAAAAAGATTCAAAAGAAGTTTAACAGTATGTTTTCAGCAGAAGGGCGTATTTTTACAGTACCAGCAGGATATAATGTAAGCCCTTTAAACCTATCACTAGCTGATTCACAATTTAAGGAGCTTAATTCAATGAGTAGAAGAGAAATGGCTTCTTGTTGGGGATTAACTCCTTCTATGATAGGGGAAGATATTTCTGGAAAAGTAGATATAGAGGCTGAGAACTTACGATACTTAACTGATACATTATTAATTAAGATTAAGAACTTAGAACAGGAATTCAATTATAAATACGTAGGGATAGATAAATATAATCAAGGTTATTTCTTTGATATTAACTTCGGTGTACTTCTTAGAACAACAGCAGAAAAGCAAAAGAATATTATCATAGATTATGTTAAAAATGGTGTCTATAGTTTAGAATATGCCAAAGGATTATTGGGTGTTCCGTTAGATAATGAGGGAACAGTTACCCTTCCAAGTGGACAAGTTCTTTTAAAAGATTTATTAGAAGGGAATGTAAGTTATCTGAAAAATAAAAATAAAAATAAAAATAAAAAGAAGACTGCGAAAGGAGGTGATAATAATGGAGAAGAATAGAGATTATTTTAGCTGTACATCTCAATTTGAAGTAAGAGAAATGGGAGAGGAAAAGCAATTAGGCATACAAGGGTATGCTTTAAGATTTAACAGTATGTCGGAAGATTTAGGCTATAGGGAAGTTATAGCTTTAGGAGCACTAGATGATACAGACCTTAGTGATGTTATTCTTACTTTTAATCATAGTGAAGATAAGGTATTGGCTAGAAATAATAAGCAAGAAGGGACTGGAAGTTTAAAATTAACTGTAGATTCACAAGGATTATTCTTTGAAGCTATACCAACAGATACAACTTACTCAAGGGACTTAATAGAGAATATTAAGAATGGAGTAATTGATAAGTGTAGCTTTAGATTTAGAATAGACTGGAGTGATAAAGAAGCTCAAAAATGGGATTGGGATGATGGTATTAGAGGATATGACCTAAGAACAATAAAGAAGATTAAAAAAATAGTAGATGTAAGCTTAGTTACATTTCCTGCATACTCGCAATCAAGTGCTACTACGTATAAGAGAGCTAAAGAGGAAGCAGAGCAGGAAAGAAATTTAGCAAAAGAAAGAGAAGTCTTAGCGATTGAGCTAGGGCTTTAATTTATAGAAAAAAATAAGAAAGAAGAGGTAATAAAATGAAATCTAAAGAGATAATGGAGAAAATTAAAGATAAAAGAGCTGAGGCAAGAGCAAAAATGGATGCAGGAGATATGACTGCTGCAAGAACATTAGCAGAAGAAGTAAGAGGATTAGAGGCAGATTTAGAAACAGCTCTAGCTATTGAAGAAGGAGAATTAAGAGATTTGCAAGGAAGAGGTGTTCAAATACCATCTGGTGCAGGAGATGAAACAAGAAAGTTTACAAGAGAAGATGAGTTAAGAGCATTAGGGAAGCATCTATTTAATATGCAAATGACAGATGAAGAGAGAGGATTAGTTACAGTAGCTGGGAATGGAGCATTATTACCAGAAGGATATATTAATGATGTAATGTTGTTAAGGGATGGATATCCATCATTAAAAAAATATGCACATGTTATTCCTGTTACAGATAAGACAGGTAAAATGCCAGTAGCTAATTTAGGACAAAATAAGCTTGCAAAATTATCAAGTGATACTCCTATAGATCAAGGAGCTGCAAGCACAACTCAACTTAAGTATGATGTAGAGGATTATGGAAAATTTGTTCCTATTGAAAGAAGTCTAACAGATGACGAAGTTGTTGGAATAATAGAGAATATTTTAATGCCAGACTTTGCAGAAGGTGCTATAGCAATAGAGAATGAAGAAATCTTAGAAGTTATAAAAAGTGGAGCTACAGAAGTAGAAGAAGCTACAGATTATGAAGATGTAGAAAAAGCAATTGACTCTTTGGTTCCATCTGCTAGAGCAGGTGCTATTACTATAACTAATACAGCAGGATTTGTTTATTTAAAGAACAAGAAAGATGCTTTAGGTAGAAAATTAAACTTAATTACTTATGTAGATGGAGTAGCTATGTTTAATAATAAACCTATAGTAGAACTTTCAGATGCATTAGTAACAGCTTCTCATGGAAAGTTAATTTATTATGTAGCTAATGTGAAAGAAGCTTGTAAGTTCTTTGATAGAAAAGGTGTAGAGATTACAAAATCTACTGAATTTTTATTCAACAAAAATCAAGACTGTTTAAGAGCTATAGAAAGATTTGATGTAGTTAAGGGTGCTACTAGATCAATAAAGAAAATAGAATTTACAGTTACTCCCTAGTGAAACCCTAGAAAATGCTAGGGTGGGAAAAGCAAAAGTAGGTAAAGCGAAAGTAGGAAAGGAATAGGAAGGTGATGTAAATGGCATATCAAAAACATACATGGCAAGATGGAGAATTAATTACGCATGAAAGGCTAAATGCTATAGAAAATGGTATATCAGAAATAGAATTAACCCCGGGGCCACAAGGAGCAACGGGACCAAAGGGTGATACTGGTGCGCAAGGGCCGAAGGGAGATAGAGGGGAAACCGGTCCTCAAGGTCCCAAAGGTGAAGTTGGTCCAGCTGGTCCTCAAGGTGAACAAGGTTTACAAGGTCCAGCTGGTCCTCAAGGTGAGAAAGGTGCAGACGCAGTAATTAATAAGTTGAATAAAGTAGATGCTCTAGCTGGTGAGGCAGATGCTGCTACAATAGTAACTGCATTTAATAACTTAATTGCAGATTTAAAATCAAAAGGATTCATGAATAGTAATTAATTAAATGGAAGGGATTAATTTCCCTTTCATTATTTTTGTAGAAAGGGTGATTATATTTGACCTTAGAAGATGTAAAAACTTATTTAAGAATTGATTATGAAGAAGATGATAATTTTTTAGATAGCTTAATTGAAGTTAGTGAGGAGTATATAGATTCTTGCGTAGGGACTGCATATAAAAGTGATGAAAAAGCTATAAAATTAGCAAATTTACTTCAAAAAAAATTAATATCTAATATGTTTGAAAATAGAGGTACAGAAATATCAAATTCTACTAAAAAAGATAATATTGTTACTACCATACTTGATAAATTAAGTAATTATAGTGAGGTTTAGTAAATGGCAGAGTTTAATATAAATATAAGTGAATTTAGGAATCCAATAACTATAGAAAGATATCAAAAATTTAAAGATGAAGATAATATTTTAAGAAAACAATGGACTAAACTATGTAATTCAAGAGCTAAAATTTTATGGACAAGGGGTAGTGAATATACTGAAAATTATGGAACTAATAGCGAAGTTGAAGCTACTTTTTATATTAGATTTAATTATAAGAATATTACTTCTAAAGATAGATTAATATATAGAAATGAAGCTTATGATATTATCTATGTAAATAATGTTCAAGAAGCCAATAAATATTATGAAATTAAGGCTAAGAAGGTGAATTAAATAGCTATAAAATTATCTGGATTTGATGAACTTGTAAATGACTTAAACAATTTAGGCACAATAGGTAATAAAATAGGTAAACAAGCAATTGAAGAAGGTGCAAAAATAGTCCTAGAACAACAAAAAAAAGATGCTCCACGAGATGTTAATAATAGTAAGCATGGAGCAGATAAATTAGATATAACTGAAATAAAGAAATATTCCAAATCTGGAACAGTAGTTGGAAAGGTTGGTATTTCAGCAGAGAATTGGGAAGAAGCAAAACATCTATATTTTCATAATTATGGATATGAGTTATGGAAAAACGGAAAAATGATTAATACTCATGTTGGTTGGATGGATGATAGCTTCAAAAAGTGTAAAGAAAGAGCAACAAAAGTAATGATAGACATTGCAAGTAAAGAAATTGATAAAATCCTCAAATAGGGATGAGGTGAAATATGATTGAAGTAATAAATAAACTAGAAAGTGAGTTAGGGATTCCTTTTTACTATGTAAGCAGAGAAAATGGTAAAGCTCCGGTAGTAGTTTATAATTATAAAAAAGAGTTAAATATTTCAGATATGGAAAAGGAGTCAGCTAGTTATGACTTCTATTTTATTTTAATAATAAATGAAAAAATAAATGCTACAGTTGAGAAGTTTGAAGAAATTTTAATAAATAATCTATTTAGAAATGTATCTGTAAATCAATCAGCTACAACTAAGGAAGGATATATTCAAATTTCTATAACTGGAAGTAAAAATATATAAAGAAAGGATGAATAAATATATGCCAAGAGAATTGGGGGTAAGAAAATTAACTGCATTCCCTTTAGAAACGGAAGGAGCATACGGGGAAGCAATTCCATTAAAGAATTGTGTTTCTTTAAAAACAACAAATAATTATAAAGAAATTGAATATTACTCTGATTGTACTACAGAGCATTCTTCTGCTATATTGCAGTATACAGAAGTTGAAATGGTGATGAGTTCAAATATGGGCTTAAAGCTTGTAGCTGAATTAACAGGGTTAGAGTATAAGAATGGGAAAATGGCTGGGGTTGTAGGAAGTGTAGTTCCACAATTTGCTTTAGCTTATGAGGTCCTAATGGATGATAATACTACAAGAAGAAGAGTTTTATATAATTGCAATCTTAGAAAAGAAGAACATTCTAACGAAACAGAGAGCGAAGGAGAAGAATGGACACTTTCAGGCAAAGCATTACCAGTTGAAATACAAGGGAAACAATATGTTGATTTATGGATGTCTGAATCAGAGATTAATGCAATAGTTGAACCAGAAACAAAGGCTAAATATAAAGCTGAATACGAGAAGTTCTTTAAAACTGTAATAATGCCTGGAGAACCAACAGACTCTCCCTAGTGAAACCCTAGAAAATGCTAGGGTGGGAAAAGCAAAAGTAGGTAAAGCAAAAGTAGGAATGCTAAATGAAAATTGATATTAAAAAGAAAGAGAGCAATTTCTCTTTCTTTTTTTTTAAGAAAGGAATTATATATATGGAAATTATAAATCTATCAAACAGAAAAGAAGTAGAAGTTAATATAAATGGAAATGAGTGTATAGTATCTCTCTCATTAAAAAATATAAACCATTTTCAAGAAAGCACTAAAATTGGATTAACAAAAGCTATAGATAAAATGAAAAAGGGCGATTTAAATATAATATTAAAATTAATTTATAGTATGGTATCTGATAAGAAAACAGGCAGAGTTCTAGGGTATAAGTTTTTTAAAAAATTTGATGAAATGGAAACAATTGAAGCACTACAACCGATAATAATGGAATTATTAAATAAGGATATGCCAGAAGCTAAAAATGAATCTGAAAAAAAGTAGCTAAAGGTAAAGATGATGGCTATGTAGATATAGATAATATTTTATATATGGGTAGATCTTTACTTAAAATGAGCAATGAAGAATTATATGAGTCTAGTTTAAGATTTATATTTAAGCAAATAGATTTATATGTCGAGGCTAATAAAGAGGCAGAGAAAAGGCACAAAAACAATAGTAAAAATAAAGGTAATACTAGAAGTGAAGAAAATAAATTGATGGTACTAGACTAAAGAAAGGAGAGGGAACATGGCAGATGAAAAACAGTTAGTAGTCAACCTTGCATTAAAGTCTGGAACTATGAAGCAACAAATAAATAGTATTAATAAAGATATAAAACAAATGCAAACAGACTTTAAAAATGCTGGTGCTGGAGTAGAGGATTTTGAAAAAACATCAGAGGGGTTAAGTACAAAATTAAAATTACAGCAATCTGTAGTAGAAAAACTTAAAGATAAATTATCGGTATATAAGCAAGAGCAAGAGAAATGTACTAAGACATTAGATAAAGCAGTTGATGCATACAAAAAGCAAGAACAAAAAGTTAAATCTTTAGAGGAACAATTAGAAGAAGCTAAGGAAACTTATGGAGAAAATAGCGAAGAAGTTAAAAAGTTAGAGGAAGAATTATCGAAAGCAACTAAAGCTTTAGATACTAAGAGAAATAGTGTTATTAATGCTAATAATAGTTTAACAACTATGAATACTACCATTTCAAGTACAGAAGCTGAAATAAAAAGCATGGAAGCTCAAATAAGTCAAACATCTTCTGCTTTAGATGAATTAGAAAACGGAGCAAATGAAGCTAGTGATGATGTTGATGATCTTGGAGAAAGTTTTGAAGAAGCTGGGGAGAATAGTGTTACATTTAATGGGCATTTATCTGAAATTGGACAAGGGATGGTTGAATTAGGAGATAAGGCAAGTGAAGCTGGTAAAAAGGTATTAGAAGTTGTTGGAGATTTAGTTGAATCAGGATCTGAATACAGTGCAGAAGTCGCAGGAACTGAATTCTTATTAAAAAATTTAGATAGTACAACTCAGGAAGTTATTAATAACAGTAGTACACTAGCTTCAACTATAGGATTAACTTCTAAGCAATATAAGGATAGTGCTACAAGTATAGCAACATATTATAAAAATATGGGAATAACTACAGAGGAGTCTAATAAATTAACAAGTGAAACAATGAATCTTGTAGCAGATTTGGCAGCGATAACAGATATGCCTTTCGATGATGCTATGGGAAGATTTAAGTCTGGATTGATGGGAAATTATGAGGCCTTAGATGCGTTTGGTATCAATTTATCTGCAACAACATTAGAAAATAGTGAATGGGTACAAAGTTTAGGCAAGTCTTGGAATTCATTATCAGATAATGAAAAAATGATGGCAGCTTATAACGAGATAGTTAGGCAAAGTAGTTCTGCAACGGGATTAGCAAGTCAAGAAGCTGATCAATTTGGAATGAAGTCTAAGTATTTAAGTGAAAGAATAGAAGAAGTTAAAGGAACTATAGGTGAAAAGTTATTACCAGTATTAGAGCCATTAGTTGAAAAAATAGCAACGGTAGTTGAAAAAATAGCTAAATGGGTTGAAGATAATCCAGAATTAACTCAAACAATATTAATTATAGCAGGTGCATTAGGAGGATTTTTAGCAATAATCGGGCCTATTATAAGTGTTTTAGGAACTCTTACATTAGCAGTTATGGCTTTTAATGTTGCAACATTACCTGTCACAGGTACGATTTTATTAGTAGTTGCAGCAATTGTAGCTTTAATAGCAATTGTAGCTTTAATTATTGTAAAATGGGATGAAATAGTTGCCTGTTGGAATAGTTTTTGCGAGTGGGCAAAACAGTTATGGAGTGATTTTACAAATTGGATAACTACTAAATTTACAGAAATCAAGGATAAGACGGTAGCTAAAATTCAGGAGATGAAACAGAAACTAATTGATAAGTGGAATGAGATTAAAACATCTGTAGTTAATAAAATAACAGAGATGAAAGATGGAGTGGTCAATAAATTTAGTGAAATTAAGAATAATATTTCAAATATAATAAATAACATTAAAACAACATTGTCAACATGGGGAACTAATATAAAAACAACAATTTCTAATGCATTTAGTACTGTTTATGAAACTATTACATCACCCTTTAAAAAGGCGTGGAGCTACATTAGTGGTATAGGAGATAAGATTAGTGGTGTTATTTCTAAGATTAATCCATTTAAGAGTTTAGCTAGAAGTATAGATGCAACTATAACACCTTCAATTGATACATATGGAATAGCACCATTAAGTTTAGATAATGTAGCTTTAAGCGGAAGTTATTATACTGCTACTACAAGAGACTCATTGGGGGCAAATGATATGATTAGGCAAGTAAATGGAACATCATCTAATACACAAGCATTATCCTTTGATATGATGATGAATACAATGTCTAATATTTTATCAGAAATGAGCAAATCAATTCAAGAGTTAAAATCTTATAATGATAAAGATTTAATACTATATACAACAAATAACTCTTACTTAGATAATAAACTTATAGCTTCTGAAAATGTCAAGCAAGTTATAAAAATTATAGGTAAAAGCACTAATAACTATAGAGTTGGTAAAGGAGGGATAGGAATTGGGTAAATACGATATTATTTATAACAATTATACAAATACAGATGTTAATTTAGCGATTATAGATAGACCTTCTAAACCTGCTCCTGAAATGGGATATGAAACAATTAAAGTGCCAGGTGGGAGAACCCTATATATAGAGAAAGGATATAGTGATGTAGAAATATCTATCGAATTTAATTTTATATCCAAAGATGCATCTGACTGGGATAAAGATTTTAGGAATATAAAGAAATGGCTATTATCAAAAGGGGATAATAAATTAAAATTTAGTGATGATATTGAAGTTTATTATAGAGTTAATACTGTAGTAATAGATACGCCTGAAAGATTGATAAGAAGATTCGGAAAATTTACTGTTACATTTACATGTGATCCTTATGTTTATATAGATGAAGATGAATATAAATTGGATAACTATGTATACAATGACTATTTAATTTCTAAACCTATTTATAGAATTGTAGGAGATGGCTATATAACCATAAAGATAAATAATAAAGTTATTAAAGCTAATGTAGGACAAGAATTAATTATAAATACTGATAAAGGACTGTGTTTTAAAGAAGGAATAATTAATAATGTAGCTCTTGAAGGGAGATATGAAAATTTATACTTACAAGAAGGTTACAATAACTTTTCATGGACAGATGGATTTGAAATTTATATTACTCCTAATTTGAGGTGCTTATGATAGAAATATATTTAAAAACTAATACTAATTATGATAAAAATGGAGATATAACTCTAGATCCAACTTCGTGCACATATAAAGATAGTGAAAATTTTATAACATTAGAGCATTTTATTGATGATGAAGGTAGATGGAAGTATATTAATTTTGAAAATGTTATTGCTGCAGAAGAGAATGGAAAGAAAAAACTTTATAGAATATATAATGTAGTTAGG